GATCGTCAGTTAGTGTGACTATACCTGTTACTGCTAATGTAGAAGCCATATCTACAGCTCCGTCTATATCTACTACGTCTAGGTTAGTAGTACCATCAACGTCTAAATCACCATTAAAGTCTGCATTACCAGCTAAAGTTAATGTAGAAGACATATCAACTGTACCATTAATATCAATAGCTGTAGCTGTTAAATCAATTTCATCTGTTGCACCTAAACTAAGTACAGTTGCACTTGAGCCTTGTATAAACTGACTGGCATCATTAAAACAAATTTTATTAGTAGAATTTAAAGTTAATCCTGTTCCATCTGTATGTGTAAGGGTAGTGTCTCCGTCTGCACCAAAAGTAACAACTGCTGAATCAGAGGTCAAACTTAAATCGTCTTCTACTTTAAGATCTACAGCATTAATACTAGCAAAAGCATCAACAACTGCTGCTCCTGAACCAGCACCATCTAGGTAGACTGCTTTGGTATCACCAGCTGGTATGGTCACGTTAGAACCAGTACCTTGTGAAATAATAATATTTTGAGAACCTGTTGTTCCGTTCTCTATAAATTGCATCCTATTAATAGTGTTAGGAGCAATCGTAATAGTACAAGCAGAATCTAATGCGCCTGTGTATTTAACATACATAGCTCTAACTGGGTCAGTAGCTCCGTCTGCTATTGTGCTTGTGTGTGTATCTGCGTTAGTTGTTATGCCTTCTGTTCCGTAACCCAAGGCCTCACCAATTAGTTCTAAGTTTGTGTTTGTAGTCGTACCCCAGGTCCCTGACCCATCACCTGTGGCCATCTCATTAAGTCTTAAATCATTTACATATGTGCTTGCCATTCTTTACCTCTTTTTTATTAAGCAACTTCACTCCAATCAGGAGTTTGAGTGTCTGTTATAGTAGTATAATTTGGAGTTTGAGTTTCATCAATACGAGACCAAACTAAAATTGTTCCTACTGATCCTGTTGCGCTTTGACCTATTGGGTAAACGTTTGCTTCTGAATCTATTGTTACAGAACCTACGGACCCAGTAGCAGTTCCTAGTGTAACAGATATATTGTTATTAGTAACAAGGCTTATAGTTCCAAGCGCAGAAGTTCCTACAGTGCCTGATCCAGTAAGAGTTACAATAGCCTCTCCATCTACAGCAACAGAAATACTACCAACAGTCCCAACTGCTCCTTCTACAACAGCAATTGCTTGAGCATTTACACCTGCTGTTGGTGCGCCTGTTGTTCCTACTTGAGAAGCTGGGGTTACATTAGCTTCTGCGTCTACAGATACTGTACCTAATGCTGAAGTTCCAGCACTAGGTGCTGTAAGTGTGACTGGTAAGGGTTCTCCCCAGGTTAGTTGCCCCCAGGTTCCACGACCCCACCCGTTAATATTAGCCATTTAAGGCCTCTTTAAGCGATTCTAATAATCGCTGTGCTTGCTGCAGCTGCTGGAAATACAATTGTAAAATCTCCGGAGGTAGATGTTTTATCACCACCAAAATCAATTGTAGCTACTGATTTATCACTATTTGTGTCGTTATAGATCATACAACCTCTAGCAGTGATGGAAGCTGTTCCAAAAGTCAAATCAGAAAAATCTGTAAAACCTGTTGTGCCTCCACTTGTTGGTGCTATGTTAGTTAAAGCTGATCCACCCGCACTATAGTTTGTTCCTGATGCTTCTTGGTTTGTACTGTAAGCTGTAGTAGCAGCACCCATTGTTGCCGAACTTGTATATAAAGCTAGTTTAAAAGAGTTGCCACCAGAAGCAGAGAAGTTATGTGTTGCTTCTAACAGTTCTTTTTTGAAGCTAGTGGTTAATGTTGATGTAATTGCCATTTCAAATACCTTTTATTATTTTTGCTAAATCCTCTGCATCTCCTTGTATCAATTTTTGAATTAGAGACGATTTATATGATTTTATAGCATTATTCAAGTAAATCAAACACACTTTATAAATTAAATCTTCATAAGCTTTTGCCTGATCTTTAATATGGGGAGCACTATCTTCTGAATAACTAACTATTTTATCTGTTAATTGCTTTGCCCAAAACTCTGGAGGGTGTCCACCAAACTTTGTTGTTGCTACTTCTACGACACCTAATTCTGGCACTCCATCTGGTGTTATTTTAATTACCATTTTTTTGGCTCATTAATTCTTGGTTCTAAGTGGTTGTCGTTTCTATCTATTAAAATAGGCTCTCTTTCTTCTTCTGGTCCTTGCATTGATATAGCTTCACTTCTTTTTATGGCAGTCATAAAACCTTCTCCATTTGACATAATTACTAAAGGATCTTGGAGTCTGTGATACCCATATAGTTTTTCTTCTGCAATTATATTTGTATCTAATAATCCACTTGTTTTTGCAACTTCAATTTGAACACCAAGATGCATAGCTTTAGATAGCCAAAACTCTACACAAGCTCTACCAGATTCTGCAAAGTGTAAATTACCTTTATAACTAAAGTCTATTCCAAACAGCTTGATTGTTTCTACCTTGTTCCACAATGCAAAAGCAATTGCATAAGCAACAGTGTTATTTAAGTAACAACAATTAAATTCTTGTAATATTTCATTAATTGGAAATTCAATTAAGTTTTTGCATCTATCGTCTAATTCACAAGTATAAACAGGTTTATCATCGTTTAATAAAACTTCTACCATTCCATCTGTTTGACCTCCAGCATCATCTGTATCTAAGAATCTGCTAACCGGGTCCATCATAAAAGTTCTGTCGTGGAATATTACAGATCCCACTGAGTTAATAGCCCACACCTCATCAAAGTGTGCTCCATGTGATTTAGCTAAATTATAATCGTGCCAACTTTTGCCCAAACCCACAATAGCAACACTTTTGCCTTCTAAGCTTTTTATTCTCTCCATATTTTTCTCTCTCCTTTATGTAACTGTTGTTCTAAGTGAATCGTATCTATATTCGTCTCTTCTTCCCCTGGCTTCAGCCATATTTTTTAATCTTTGAATTTCTTGACCAAATCTAGTCTCATACACAACTTGCATTTCTGGTTCGCCTTTCATGAATGTAGACGCTTCTATTAAACAACCATAAAGCAATGCGTTACGAGCATTCTTAGAAATCCATGTTCCAGTTGTTTGTGAAGTTAAACTAGTTGGTTCGTAAAGATAATGTAGTTCAACATTGTAATCTTGATCTGGAACAGGTGAAACTATTAAAGTAGATCCATTGTCACTTCCAGTAGATAGTTCTTTATCAAAGTCTGCATAATACAAAGGTCTTCCTCTTTCTGAAGTAGCCACTGCATCATTAGAATATTCACGCATAAAGCTAGTGTGTTTTTTATCTAAGTAATGGTAATCGTTATTGCTATCTATAACAGCTAAAGAAAAACTAAGTTTAAAGTCTGTAGGAGCTGTTAGATAAGTATTTCCAGTTGTTAAATTACCAGTAACATTTTTTCTAAAATAATCAAATTCAATCAACTCAGAGATTCTTTCTTCTGTATTAATAATCATATCGTTCAATGTATTAACAAAAGTTGTTTCTTCATTTTCTACATAGCTTTGTATGAGTGTTTTTAATTCAGTTAATGTCATGATGTGATTGTAACCTCTCCAACTGAGCCTGTCATTTCATCTACTGTAAAATTTGATCCAACGATAGCTGGATTCATAGAGTTGCCTTTCTCTATATTAGTATAAATTACAACAACAAAACCTTCGCCTATACCTACATCTTCACTTGGTCTAGGTTTATATAAAGCTTCTGGGTCCATTACGTGAGGCAATGGTTCTAATTGAGGATGTTTAACTTCAAAACATGTGGGACATGTTTTTAGCCCATTCCATTCTTCTTTTAGTGCAGAAAGTTTATATTCAAAGCCACATCTATCGCAAATGGCTTTTGCATATTTACCAATTGCATATGTCATGATTATGAAACTGTTCTGAAACCGACCCTAAAAGAAGCTCTATCTTCATCCTGGCTTAAAGCCCTTTCAAATTCTTCTTCATACATTTGTTTTAACATTACTACTCTGTCTGGAGCTTTCTTAATTGCTATGTAGTATGCAAGTCCGGCTGCAAAACAAGGATAAAATCTGAAAGGCATATCCATTGTATTAGTTGGTTTATCAGCATCATCCATCCTTACAAGTTTATTAAACACTAATACGTCTGTACTGTTCTCTGGAGAAGGCCATATCTTTAATACAGGTGTGGTTAATTTATCAAGAAAGAATTGAGAAGGTCTAGATTTAGTTGTTTTTGTTGGAATATTTGCGTATTCGCTTCTACTAATTCTAGACATTTGTAGATCTAAATTAGTGCTATTAGTATTTCTTCTTACAGAACAATCAAGTATATCTATAACATTAGAATTTAATGTGTAATCATTTTGTCCTTCAGTAACAGTTTGAGTTGCTTGTTCTATAGTCCATTGGTTTAATCCTCTATTAGCCCATTCAGATAACATTAGATTAATAGATCTTTTAGCAGTTTTTAAATCATAACCTGTTCTAAGTTCTAAGCCACATCTTTCAAATGCTTCTTCTACAAATTCGGCTACATTTGGCTCAAAATCTGTGCTACTTGATGTTGCCATTTACTTTGCTGATTTAGTATTCTTTCAAAATAGTTAAAACAATTACATAAGAATCGCCACTAGCATGTCCTGTTGTTGTAAGTTTTATATCACCTGTTTTACCGCTTCCAGAAGTATTTTGTAACCCGCTAAAATCTGAAAAATCAAACGAATCGCTATACCCTGAGTTTAAATCAAGAGCAATGGTGTCTGTAGTTGCGTCCCAAAGCAACTTAACGCTCATTCCAAAAGTTGTATAAACTATCTTTTCTATCTTACAACCAGTGCAAGTAGCTCCATCTGATCTTGCAGATAGAGCGCTTACATCGACTTTAGTAACAGCTGATTCACCTGTTCCATCAGAGGTGTTAGTAAGCTGTATAACAGCTATTCTATCGCCATCTTGAATTGTTGTTGATGTTACTGCATCTGCCATTGTTTAC